GCGGTTCCGTTACGACTTCGTAGGTATCGCATACGCCAAGCGCAGTAGTATGATGGATTTTCATTGTGTTGCTCCATTTCTTTACAAGTTAAGTGTGACAGGACGTTCACTCAATTCATATTTCTTGGTCTCAACGCCGGAAATCCTGAACATGTGACGCGCTGCAATATTATTATTGGAATTTTTGTACTTATCGTCCAGATAGACAATACGCTTGATTCCGCTTTGAATGATTGCTTTCGCACACTCATTGCACGGGAAGAGCGTGACATACATCGTAGACCCGTGCAGGTCTTTCCCGGCATTGAGGATAGCGTTCAGCTCCGAGTGACAGACATACATATACTTGGTTTCGAGTTCATTTCCTTTCCTGCCCCAAGGCATGATATCGTCGTCGCAGCCAATCGGCATACCGTTGTATCCCAGTGACAGGATTTTATTGTCACGCACAATGCATGCGCCTACCTGACTGTTAGGGTCTTTGCTGCGCATTGCAGATAACATCGCAATACCCATAAAGTATTCATCCCATGAGATATAATCTTTCCGTTTTTCACTCATGTATTTACTCCTCTTCTTCTTTGATGACCTTATACCGGCTTTCAATTTGATAATCATCGCCGTCCCAGCAACGAACCACAAAATCGAAGTCATCCGGGTCTTCATCGACCGCAAAGAACACGCTCTCTGCACTGCCGTTATTTTCCCGGTTGCTTAAATTCAGTTCCTGCGCGGCCGCAAAAGCATTCAGCTCTGCTGCCATATATGCCATATCCTCTGTCGGATAGGATGCAGGCAGATATTCATCCTCGGACTTATGCGCGGCGTTGTAATAGTATCCGCGTTTCAAAATCTTATACATTCTTCATACTCCTTTGTGTTTTAGAGTGTTTGATAAACGCTGCTCACCTGCATGAGCAAGCGGGTTTTAGGCACTAAACCTCCGAAATGTGAATTGCGCCTTTCGCGGCCTCGACACATTCATCGAAGTGATTTTCAATGTATTGAGCAATCGCGTCAAGTCGGACATTTAGCGATGTTTGATTGAACGATGTTCCGGTTTTGCTTTTGAACGAATGCTCTGCTTTGCGATATACTTCGTTTAGATATTCGTCAATCGCTTCCAGTTTTTTCACGTCGTTCTGAGCATTGTGCAGGAGATATGTTTTGTTGTCCGTTTTAAGAAACAATTTGCTCTTTCCTACAATGTCTCCGTACACACTGCAAGCAACATACCCGACTTTTGCATCAACTGGCAAATTGTCCCAAGTGCGAAACATTGTATCCGGCTGAAAATCGCCTCTTCCGCCATTGTACTCCCACTCAACGAATTCACGAACCGTGAGCAGGAAACCATCATTATTGAGAACAAGCATAGCGATACCTCATACTTTGTAAATCCATGAGCCAACCCGCACAACATCACATTCGTAGCCCCAGAAAAGCTTTCGCATTCCTCTTACGCTGCCACTGATGTGAATAGATGGATTGTTTTGGATATACTTGCTGGATTTACCCGTTCGCTGCTCATATTCTTTGCGCGAACGATAATAATGCCCTGTCGTTTTCATGTTGTACCTTTCAATCTACTAAGTAGCCATTTTTAGCGTATTGTTTAAACGCATCATCCAACTGCATATTGAAACGCTCGCCGATGTCAGCGTCCTTGAATTTACGGATTTTGGCGAGGGCCTTGGCGTAATTGATGTCATGTCCCTCTCCATAGTGCCACAAAGCAGGACTACTTCCAGCCCAATTCATAGAGCCGTTGTTGAAAGCTAAACAATCGTGCAAAGGAAAATCACGCGTATTATGCACGATATTAAAGCAGCTTAAATAACTGGTGCCATAGGAAAAGCCGGTCGATTCGCGCATCGCAAAAGCACAACCACTCACTGGCACATAACACTTAACTGAGTTGTAGCCTCGTTCTCCGTCTCGATTCCAGGTTTCGATGGTAATAAGTACGCCGGAATTCAGATTCGCCCATACAACAAAGATATTGTCTTTGTCAATGTCTTCTTTGTATTCATGTGCAAAACCGAGCTCCTGTAAAATACGAGTCAGTTCCTCATACGGAACAGCCTCTACTTTACCAGTTTTTTCGTTGTATTCCTCGTAGAAGTCATAAGAAACATTCTTCATCGTGGCGAGAATGCAGTTTTCTCTGTTTTCAAAGGAAACCACTTTGCCATATCCTACATGAAGGCTCTTCCAATTTTTGATGATAATAACCTTCCCGTACTCGTTATAGGAAATGAGCTTACCATTCTTTTTGGACCTCCGGATACGGTAGACATTATCTGCGCTGATTCCGCTCAGGTCAATAGTATCGTTCATATTCATAAATCTTACCTCACTTCACTTTTTGTCAAGTTGTAGATACAACCGTTTGAATTTTCTCGGCAATCATAGTCGCCATACGCTTTGCTTCTTTTTCCGCACATGCGTCCCAGACCTCAAAATACTGGTAACCATAATAGCGACCATGAATTTCGGAATCACTCCCGCTTTGGTGGAACCAGATAGCTGAACCTTTTTTATCTTGCATTGCCTGCCGCACAGCGACCACAAAGTTCGTTGCATCAGCATCCCAGAAGGGCCGCTCATAATTGAAGTCAATGCCCCAACCGTGGCAAGAATCTGGCTTGTGAATTCTAATAGGAGAAATAGCTGTCATTTTCATTCATTCCTTTCGCAAAAAATAGCGGCCATCTCTGACGAGATGGTCGCAATGTAACTTGATTTTAAATTAAGATAATAGAAGCTAACAAATAGCGCTTTTTATTTATCTTAGTGCTTTTATTGTAGCTACTTTGCAGCAGTTTGCAAGAACTGTGTCGTCTTCTTAAGCATGTTCAGGCAACCACTGCTGTGGGTAGGCTCGAAGTTTATTCAGTGGCACACAATCGTTAAGAGCGGAGTTTTCAGCGAGCGCCATATCGATGATGTAATAATCATCACCATTGCGCATCACATCCACACTCCACTGCCCTACCAGTTCGACAGCGGGAAGAATCTTCTTGATTTCATCCAAAATCATCCTAGCACTGTCATCATATCGAGACTGCAGGATATCCTCGTGCATCTGATAGATGACATAATCGTGGCGTTCCTGCGGCGTACTTGCGTTCTTGAACTTACCCTTCATCACATCGGCACGCCAATAAGGACTGATACCCAGCACCTCATCAGCGTCGAAATCGACGAATACGCGGTACTCAGTATGCAGCGGCAAACCGTTGTAGATGGTCGGGTTGTGTTCCTTGTCCTTGATATATTCCCTGAGCACCCACTCGTTTGTGGTATTCGCACCATAGAAGCAGGTATTGTTCAACGGCGAAGCCATAGAACAGGTCAGATGATTCAGGAACAGGAAATACTCGCCCATCTCATTGATTTCCTTCGGGTCATGGATATGAGCGTTGCGGAACTCATACTTGGAAGAATAAGTTCCGGTCTTGATGAAGTAATCCTCGTGCTCATCCAGCTTGAATATCCGCTTGCAATAACGGTTCACGATTTCCTTGGTTACGGGATTCAGGGTTTCAAAACCAAGGCGAGTGAGCTGCAACATCGGCAGCGGAACACGCAAAATCTTGGTATCAGGAATCCTGAAGAATTTGTTCCCGTACAACGCTTTTGCCAGCGGCGGAAGCCAGAATCCCATCGTGTTGGTATTCATTTCGAGCATCTGATAAGTGAAGTCATCAAGGTCGAGGATGTCAAGACCTTGACGGAACATGTTGTAGTAGAACATTTTTGTGCTGTCGTTCTTTGCATTCTTGTAGCCTGCGTAGTTTTGAAGCAGTTCCTTGTACGACGGCTCAGAAATGTCAATCTTCATCAACTTTCCGGTGAGCTGCGGACGGAGTTCTTCGGGGTAGCGTTTCAGCTCCTCGTTTGTAACCTCTGTCATAAAGTCGCGGTTGGCAGAGTATGTCACATAATAGCCACCGCGTTCCGCGTTGTAGATGTACAGACGCGTTTCAAGCACCAGTTCTGTGACGATGCGGTCAATGAGCGAATTAAGTTCCGGTGGGAAGTAGACCTTTTTGTCGAGAATTGCTTTGACTGTAGCTGTATCCCACTGGAGCATATTTTCATGAAGCTCTCCACTTTCAAGAACCTGCGTCTTATAGACCTCATCAAAGGTTTTGAGGGCATCAGGGTTCGTTTTGAGCATTGCTGCAAGCTCCTCATAGGAAAACGATTTGTCTTCCCTTTTGGTCATCATTTTACCGATTTTGGCAATCATATTTTCGATTTCCTCCTTTTTGGGAATCAGGTGTTTGCAAAATTCGGATTCTTCCAAATCAACTTATTTCCGTAATAGACTTCGGGAATGTACTTGATGGGAATTCTGCGATTGTCTTCGAGTTGCGAATCGTTGTTCGCGATAAACTCCTCGATGCGATTTTCTTCACTGCGCGGGGTGATGTTGCAAGTCGAAAAACCTCCACCGTACAGGATATCACTGTTCATCATACCTTTGACCGGATACTTTACTTCGGTCGTTTTACCGTTGATGTTCAGGACAAGGCGAACGGTTTTGTATTGCTTAGCAAGTTCCACAAGAAGCCTGAACATGATTTCCTGAGTGTTCGGACTATTGTACTTTCTCATATACTCTTCCGTCAACTCTTCCACCACAGCCAATGTAATCCCGTATAGGCGTCCATACCGCCCGGAATTTGCCTTTTTGATTTTCTCCATCGTCCGTTCAGCCCAACCGGTGGGATTAGCAAGATAATCCACTACCAGTTCATCAGCATTTGTGGATGTCAGGCCAAAGCAAGACCCGTTTCCAATCTCATCGACAATGCTGTCAATAGGGCTGCGATAATTCTTATACCCCTTTATTATGCGACAGAAAGCGTTCTGTCGTGCTATCTTGTCGTAATGACTGCCCTTGAGAATTTTCTTGTCTTCTTCCGTCACATTCTCTCGGAACATATCGAACAGCTTCTGTGCCATTTCCTCTATGACAGAATCCGAGGTAAAAGAAGAACGGCAGAAAATCGTTTTGAAGTCCTGTGTTTCATTGACGGTTTTGGCATTGTCGACAACGAGGCAAAGGAAGCGTATCTCCTGATTGAATGTTACGGGTTTCTTTTCCAAGGTTCCATAAAACCGCTGCCCGTACAGAACATCTACCTTGTGCTCACCATAGGCGAGCGGTATGCGCATAAAACGGTAGTAATACTCGGACAGCTCACCGGAATCAAGAATGATATTGCCTTCGAACGAAGGAACGCCGAACTCGAGGAACGTTTTGAATCCCTCGCGGTTGATATTGTTTGCCATGATATTTTTCCTCCCAAATACTTACTTCGTTAAGCCCTCGAATTTCAGATTTTTCCAGAGCACATGTCATTTGTTCTTTCCTGAGTCAGAAATGATGTCGCCATCAACAATCTGAGCTCCGGATTTGAGAAAGATACTGAAGTTTTTTTGGTAATCTTACTGATAGTTATATGACACTTCTCTTTCGCAATAAAAAAACATCACCCCAAAAAAAAGCGGGCGATCGCGTTTTTATTTGGTTTTCT